AAGACTGAACTCGGCGTCATGCCGGGTCTGACCGTCAACTTCATGCGTTACAACAACCTCCCGGTCCCGGCGGGACCGCTGGTGGAGGGTGTGCGCATGCGGACCCACGGTCTGTCCGCCCAGCAGTACAACATCAAGGTGGCCGAGCAGGGCTTCGCTGTTGCCGTCAGCGAACTGCTCCTCAACGCTTCCTTCGATGATGTGATGGCATCAGCATCTCGGCTCCTCGGGCGCAACATGGCGCTCTACCTCGACACGCAGGCGCGCACGACGCTCCAGCGGTCGACGTCGGAGGTCTACGGCTACGCCAAGCCTGCTGCCATCAACGCCGGGTACGGCGTGTACGAGCCCGGCACGGTCGGCACGTGGGCCACGGTGGCCGGGACGGCGCCCTCGGGTGGGCCGTTCTACCTCCACCCGCACTCGGTGAAGGATGCCGTGGAGGCCCTGGCCTCCAAGAACATCCCTCGCCTCGGTGAGACCTACGTCTGCTTCGTGCACCCGCACCAGGCACGGCGCCTTCGGGACACCCCGGAGTGGATCGAGGTCACCAAGTACGCGGCGCCGGGCAACTTCATGCTGGGCGAGATCGGCCGGATCAACGACGTGGTCTTCATCGAGACCACCCAGATCGGCGCTCCGGTCGGCATCGGCACCGGCACCTCGACCAACCTCACCCCGACCGGCGACGACCCCTCGGTGCTCCAGACCTTCTGGCGTGACACCTTCGGGAAGACCGGTGAGGGCGGGGCTGGTGACGACATCGAGCAAGTTGCCGGTTCGTCGTACCAGGATCTCGGTCCTGGTGATGTGGCAACACCGGGCTGGGGCCAGACCTGGCCGACGCCACTCCCCGGCGCCTTCGAGGCGCTGATGGTCGGTGACAACGCCTTCGGGCATGCCATCAGCCTCCCCGTCGAACTGCGTGACGGCGGCGTGCTCGACTTCGGTCGTGAGCACGCCCTGGCGTGGTACGGCATCTGGGGCTTTGGCACCGTGACCGACGCGGCGGTGGTTCGGATCATCACCAACTGAGCGGGTACGATCCCGCTCTATGGCGCATGGACCGGGGAGGCTTTCGGGCCTCCCCGGTTCTCGTAACAAGGAGAATGTTGATGGCGACAGCACGGCAGCAACCGCAGCAGCAGACCGAGCCTGACGAAGAGCCCACCCTGGGCACGCTGAACGGCATCTTCGAGAAGCCGCTGATCGTGGACGAGGTGCACGAGGTGCCACTTCAGGCACCGCAGGGTGCTGTCGGCTACATCATCCGGCCGAACATCACCATCGAGCAGATGACGATCGGTGAGGACTCGTTCGACTTCAAGGCAGGGACGCGCTACCGGGTGCCCGAGCGGGTGGCCCAGATCTTGTTCGACCGGGATCTCCTGATGGAGATGCCCTTCAGGGGCTAGGAGGCCCAATGAGCATCATCGCTGTCCACGGTCCCAACACCTGGGGCTCGAAGGGCACTGTTGCCACATCAACCGTCAATGCCGACGCCGCAGCCAACAACGGGTTGAAATGGACCTTCAGCCTCAACTCGACGTCCACACGTGCCGATCAGGACTTCTCGTGGGCGTTCCCGCCCAACGGCACGCCGACGCCCCAGACCGTGAAGGCACCGACGCAGGTCACCTACGCCACGGCGGGGTCCAAGACGGCGACGCTCACAGTCACCGACACGCAGCGCACCATCTCCAACAAGGCGCTGACGAGCAACGTCGCCACCCTCACCACAACGGTGGCCCACGGCTTCGCCATCGGTCAGCAGGTCATCGTGGCCGGTGTTGGCGCTCCGTTCGACGGCACCTGGGTCGTTGCCAGCACGCCCTCGGGCACGACGTTCACCTTCGCTGACACGGCGGCGAACGTCACGTCGGCTGCTTCCGGTGGCACGGCGACCTCGACCGGTACTCCGGCAGCGGGTTCGTACCCGATCACCATCACCGCTGTTGCCACCACCAGCCCGATGATGGTCGAGGAAGGTGGCGGTGGCGAGGAGACCATGGCTCTTGATGAGTCAACAGGGCCGTTCGATCCTGCTGACCACACGGTGCCTGAGGTGGTGGAGTACGTCGAAGCGCATCCGGATGAGGTGGAGGACATCTATGCCGCCGAGACGGCGGGCAAGAACCGCACCACCTTGCTCAACCAACTGGAGGCGTACCGGGTCTTCGATCCGGCTGACTACACCGTGTCCGAGATCACCGACTACATCGAGGCCAACCCGGAGGAGTACGACGCCGTCCTGGAAGCCGAGGCGGCGGGTAAGAACCGTGCTGGTGTCATGAACTATCCGCGTCCGGCCTGAAGGAGCCCCCGTGGTCGCCCTGCTTGGGTTCACCGTCAAGAACACACCGGACGTTGCCGGGAACCTCGATGTTGCCGAGCCTGATTCCGGTGACTTCACCATCCTCGGCAACCATCGGTACGGTGTCATCACCGGCTGCCAGGTCACCGATGGTGGTGTGGCATCACAGGTCAATGTGACCACGGGTGTTGTCGTCGTCAACGGTGTCATCGTGCCTGTGGCGGCGACGATCGCCCTCATCGGCTCGGTGACCGCCGAGGCGCGCTTCGACCTGGTGACGGTGAACCAGAGCGGTGTCGTGGGAGTCCTTCAGGGCACGGCCAACCCCAACCCGGTCTTCCCGGCGATCCCGGATGACCGGATGGTGTTGGCGGCAGTGTACGTCGGTGCCGGTGTGTCAGTCATCACCGACAAGCGGATCATGCTTCCGCTGAAGTTGGCCACTGCCATTGACAACGGCACGATTGTGTCCGTCTACAACACTGCCGGGACCACGTTCAAGTTCAGCATCAGCCACGATGGATCGCTCAACTGGCCTCTGGTCGGGGTGACTGCTTCCGGAACCTGGCTCACCGTGCTCGGTGATCTGGCCGTCCGGAACTTCCAGGCCGAGACGGTCGAAGCCGACAACAGCATCGTCTCCCGTGGCACTGTTGTCGGCACCAATCTGCTCCGAGGGCACACGCTCCCGATTGGCGGTGTGGCTGGAGGCCTCTTCCAGCGCAGTGATGGCACGCTCTGGCTGTGGAGCGGTACGGAATGGGGGAACATCGCAGCCGACCCAACGCCAGCCGGTGTTGTCGTTGCCACCATGGCGGCGGAAGCAGACCCCGGCTGGCTCATCCTCGACGGGCGAGTGGTCTCCCAGGCTGTCTCAGGAAGGCTGTGGGACAAGTTCCCGCAGTGGAGAGAAGGTTCCAACTTCAGGCTTCCTGATGCTCGTAACAGCGTGTTGATGCAAGCACCGGTAGGGAACCGTGGTGGATCCTCGACGGTCACGCTTGGCACGAACAACATGCCGCCGCATCGCCACAACGTGGCGGCAAACCCTCTCACCGGGCACACGCACGCCGCCACGGCGATTGCCGTGCCCGACCATTCCCATGACGTCTTGTCAGGAGGTGCTCATGAGCATCACGTGGCAGACGGTGGACATGCACACGTCTGGGCAGACGGTGCCGGTGGTGGGGCGTTCATCGCCAAGTACTTCGGCGGCACACGCCGCCTCGATGGTCCATTCAACGACGCGAGTCACCCGGTGGCAGTTCAGGAGGTGGATGCAACAACACGAGCCGCCACTGGAGTAGAAGTCACATCAGGGAGGAGCGAGCACACCCATGTGACGGCGGTCGGTGGTGGCCACAGCCACACCGTGCACGTCGAACCAAGCACGGGTTCGCTCGTCGGTCTGACCGAGCAGGTCGTCGGCGGCGGGGCGCCCATCAGCACCCTGCCGCCGTTCCTCGGTGTGAACTGGATGATCCGTACCTAGAGGAGGGTCTGTGACCGACATCAACGCACTCGGAACCGGTGTTGTCACATCAGGAGAGACGACACTGATCGCACTGTCGAGCGCCGTCCAGATGGAAGGTGTCGAGCACTCCCCCTACGCCAATGCGTTCGTGACGCCCGGCATCCCGGGCAGCGGCTTCGTCGCCCCTGGAGGCTCGGGGGGTTCTTCGGGGGGCGACGGAGGCGTCTCGTCACTGCTCCCGGGCTCCCGGGACCTGGCGTATACCGCTGGTGACTGGGCCGTGTTCGCCTTCTTGTTCCAGGGCATGGCCTATGTCGAGGAGCAGCCGGTCGGTGCCGGGTGGGCTGATGACGGCAACGGACAGTGGACCTACACCGATGTTGATGACAGCGAGCCGCCTGTCACCACCCAGATCCCCTGGGTCCAAGCCACCTGGGCCTCGCAGGTCCGCACCAAGTACTGGCAGCGCTACGGCTACTGGTGGCCCCCGGTGCGGCCGATTGGCATCCTGATGACTGACTTCCTGGTGACGGCAACATTCATGCCGCGCACGGCCACCATGCCGCCGGGCACCATGGTGACGCTCTCGGGCACGACGTTCTACCCCGGCGAGTACTTCTGGGACCTCCAGACCAACACCGACGACGGCACGCTGTACTACGCCTATCCCAGGACGATGCTCTCGGGGAAGGCTCGGGTTGGTCAGCAGGTGACGCTGTGATCCCCGCTCCACCGCCCACTGTTGTGGTAACAGCCATGACGCCTGCTGTTGCGCAGGTCGTGGCCAACACCGGGACCACGCAGGTCGTGTCGGCGCCCGGTGGCATTCCCGGTCCTCCGGGGAAGCCTGGTGTCACACCAGAGTGGTGGTCTGGCACGCAGACTGAATACAACAACCTCGACACCTACGACGCCGAAACGTTGTACGTCATCACAGCCCCATGAGGAGCCTTCAATGCCTTTGACCTCTGCTGGCCTCAACACCGCCTGCGACGCCTGGAAGAGCGCCTACACCTGGCTCGCCCTTTACAACGGCGACCCCACTGGTGCCGGGTCCGAGATCGCCGGAGGGTCACCGGCCTACGCCCGCAAGCAGGTCACCTTCGGCGCCTCGGCCAACGGTGATGCATCCATCTCGGCGGCGCAGACCTTTGACATCCCCGCCGGTGCCACGGTCTCGCACTATGCCTTCATGACCGCCTCGACGGCGGGCACCCGTGGTGGTTCCGGAGCCTTCGCCGCCTCCGAGGGACCGTACGGCGCGCAGGGCACGTATCAGGTGACTTCCGCCACAGTCGCCTTCGACTGATTGGTGCGACGGTGGCCGTCGCCTTCGTCAAGAACCACACAGCCGCCACGCCGATCAAGGCGGCGGGCACGACGATCGCCGTCAACCTGTCAACGATCGTCCCGGCGGGGAACACGATCATCGCCGGGATCCTGTTCGACAACGCTGCCGTAGCGAGCAAGCCTGTTGTCAGCAGCATCGGTGTCGCCGCTGGTGAGACGGCCTCGTGGGTGTTCCTGGGTGCGGCCCGTTCGACGTCGACATCGGCGGGGGCGTTCGCCTCCGGTGAGTTGTGGGCCATCCGGACGACGGTCGCCTGGCCGGTGGCTGGCTACACCGCAACCCTCGACTCTTCGACGGTGATGAAGGCCACCCAGGCGCTGGAGTTCTCAGGCCTGTTTGCTCTGACTCGCTCGACGGCTGGCACCAACTACTCAACGACGACGACCGCTGCCTCGGCAACGACGACCGGCACGACCCCAGTCATTGGTGATCTTGCTGTTGGTTTCATGTTCCAGTCGAACGCTTCCTCGTTCGGCACTTCGGACACCGACACCACCGGAGGGTCGTGGTCGGCCGGTGTCTCCCTCGGCTCGACGGGCAGCAGTGCTGCCACCAACAACTTCGGCCTCATCCAGTACAAGATCCTCACCGGCGCCAATCATCAGACGTACAACGCAGCGGCTGCCCTGACCGCTGGCAACGGCTCGATCGTCACGATTCTCCAGGCGTACGCGCCCGCTCTCGTCACGCAGGC